TTCTGCAATACCTGAACAGTCACACTACCTGATAATGAACCACGACGATACTGAATGTTCTGCAATACGATGTTAGCAGGAATAGTCAACCAGCTGTCGATTGCATTCAAACTGTTATTCGATGTAAGACCCGTAAGTGTCAATGATGCGTTGTGCAATTCGACACCACCGTTGCCAGTCACTGTAACACTTCCGTAGCAGTTTTCAAGAACGCATCCACCGTGAATCATAGCATTGTGCAATTGCTGTTCACCTAAGTCACCGTATGTGTAATCTTGAATCTTGTTCTTTAGCAAGATGTATGTGTCAGCATCTTTACAGTTATCAAGCTTTACAGTACATGGAGTTTGCAAAGTCAAGTTGCTGTAGTTGTAGTCATCTGCAAACCAGTCAGTATGAATGTTCATGTTCTGCATTGTAACAGTGCCAGTAATCTGCTTGTAGCATTCAACCATTTCACAGTTGTTGAAAGTACAAGACATGTTGATACCGTCTCTTGCTACTTTGATCTTTGTGTTAGTGAAAATCAAAGGAGACTTAAGCTGATCAATTACATAACCGATTCTAGCATTTGTAGCATTTGCGTCATTTGCATTCAACCAAGATGTGTTGATCCAGTTAGCAGTTAATGTGTAACCACCGATTTGCTGTGATTGTGATTCAGCAACAAACAAATGCTTAGAAGGCTTGTAAAACTCGTTACAAGTAACTGCAGTACCAGTTGTACCTTCTTTGACAACGAATCTTACTGCACTATCACAATAGATGTCTTGATCTACACTAACAGTATTGCTACCATCGAAAATGTAGAAGCTTGCAGCAGATGTAGTGTTCTGACGTGCAGGGAAGTACAAGTTCTTGTCATACATGTTCGCAGCTCTTGCAGCTCTAACACGTTGACCCAAGTTACTCTTTTGTGTAGTGGGCTTTGCACTTGAATCAGGAATATCACCAAACCAGCGTACATCGATATAATCACTTGGAATAGTCATGATCCAAGCACCTGATGTACTGTTGTTAGACTTGATAGTTACACCACCATCATCAGTGTAGTTACCATTTGCGTGCCAGACGTAAAGACGTGAATCTCCACTATCTCCTAAAGTATAATAACCGTGTACCATAGCAGTAGCACCATCTTGCATACCGTCTAGTGCTTTAAGTTCTGCTACAGTGTTTACAAATGTCGGAGTAGCACTTGACTGACTAGCAGTTACAGCGCCATTGACGCTTGAAATAGTCTTGTATAGCAACCAGCTTGATTCATTCTCATCAGACTCCATGTTGCCTTGACCAATGTACATTTCAAATGTTACTTTGTAATCTCTGTCTTGCAACATAATCTGATACTTAGGCAACCCATACTGACCTGTGTAAATCGGGTTGTCTAGCTCATTGCCATCAACGTCGTAAATTGTAAGCTTTCTACCTGATGTATTGGGTTCTAAGAAAGTAAGTCTACCGACTAAGAACTTGCCATTTACATCAAATAGATTTTGCCATGAATCAGAAAAATTACGCATTAGATTTCACCTCTATCTTTTGCAATCTGCCATGCTTCAAGCTCGATACCAGCATGTGGTTTAAAACCAGCATTCCACATACGCTTGTTGCTTTGAATTATGTATTCAATCGCGTTATCGTAGTCTTTGTCAGTAGGTACAGTAGGCTCGCTATCTGAACCTGTGTAAAGTCTTCCTGTGCTCTGAATTACTGGTTTAGTTTTAGCAAGAACTTTAGCAGCTTTCGAAGGATTTGCATACTTAGCAGCTTCACTCAAATCAACAGAAGGTGACTTCAACACACCCTGTTCATCAAATAAGTTGTTGTTAATAGCATCTTGTCTATTCGTGTTTAAAGCTTCTGCATTTGCAAGTTCATCTTCTACTTTTTCTGTTGCTGGTTTAAGTTTCTTAGCTGATTCTTTTTCTGCACGTTCTGCAGCATCAACTGTTTTCTTGCCTAGTTCTCTGATAGCTTCAGGAACAGTACCAGCATCTGGTAAATCGTCAGCTAACTTTTGTGCTGCTTCAGAATGCATTCGATTTGTAGAATATGCTTGTACTTCATCACGTATAGCTTTAGCTAATTCAGGATAGTCGTCAGCCATTTCATCTGCAAATTTTAATTTTTCTAAGTCAGACATATTTCCGTGTCTAACTTGTGCAGCATAATCGAGTACTTTATTCAAGTCTTTTCCGAGTGATGTGAGTGTTTCTTTCTTATCAGCTAATGCATCAGCTTGTTCAAGTACGCCTTCTACTGTGTTCTTAGCTGCTTTTTCTCCACGACCACCCTGTCCGAGTATACGCTTTGCGTATCCGTAAGCTTCTTTGAGTGGTAGATACGAGAACAATGTGTTAAGACCAGCATCTGTAGCAAAGTTCTTACCAACATCACCAAGTTCTTTACCTTCAGCAATTTCTTGACCAGCTCTAATTGCAGGACCAGCAAATGTAGTAACAGCTTTGCCTGCTGCACCAACACCAGGTGCAAGTTCAGCAACGTTAGCCATAGTGCCAAGTCCACCATGAACAGCAAGCTTAGTAGGATTGTAACCTTCTTTGATGTATACGTCTTTTGCTGCTTTAGGAGTCAACTTCATTCCAAGTGCAGCAATATTACCAAGAAAACCTTTATCAGCTCTAAATTCTGAAAAGTCTTTGATGTCTTTTGCTCTTTGATATTCGTCAGCTAATTGCTGCTTCTTAGCAAGTTCTTCATTGTACTTCTTTTCACCAGCATCGTATTGACGCTGTTCATCTTTGTCTTTGAAATAACCTTCTTTGACTTCATGAGGAGCATCAGCTTGAACTGCTTGTGCAATAGCACGATTAGAACGTACTAGATCTTCATGACGACTAACCCAGTCACGAACTGTGACATCATCACGATACAGATCGTCGAATTCATCAAACAAACCGTTGTCGTGTAATGCTTTAAGTAATTGTGTCTTATCCATTATCTTTTGCTCCAACCATTAGCTTTCCAAGTATAATTTAGTTCACGAATCTTGTCTAACACTTCAGATTTCAAACGTGCTGGACTTGTGTTATTCTTGATAGCATCGTTAGCTTTCTTTTCAAGATCTGCTTCATTAAGAGATTCACCTGTCTTCTTACCAGCATGACTTGCGACTGCAGATTGTGAAGCTTCTCTTGCAAGCTGCGCAGTAGATTTCTTAGATTGAAGTTCTTTAACAAGTTCTTCTTTATCTTGTGGTCTAAGATCTGATGCCATAACGTTAGCAATTTGTGCGTTAATTGCGTTTTCATCAGCAAATACAGTTGGAATAGCAGAACGAACGCCGATTTTCTTAGATTGATATTCTTCTTCTTCTTTTTGTTTTACTAATGCTTCTTCATTAGAGCTCTTCAATTCAGGATATTTTGCCATTAAAGCTTCTTGACGTTTAGCAATTACTGCTGCTTCAGGTGCATTAGCTTTCACTAAGTCACGATTCAAAGCAGCCATTTCAACTTCAGCGTCTTTCAATTCTTTCTTATATGCTGCGCTTTTTTCAGCTTCAGCTTTCTGTCTATCGTATTCTTTCAAGTATTCGTTGTATTCTCTTTGAGATTCACGATTCTTTTCAGCTTCAACTCTGCTCAAGTAATTTTGTAGCATAGTGTTGTCACCCCATACGTAATCGTATAGACCAAGTTGCAACATTGCTTCATCTGTAGGTGTGTACATGTGAATCTCCTTATGCTAATCCGAGATCTTGAAGTGTAGGAAGATCATCGATTCCGTATCTTTGACTGTTACCGTACTGTTTTCTCCAGTCAGCAGGATTCTGCATTAAACGTTCTTGTTCTAACACTGAATCAATGTCAATGTCGTTTGGATCGTAGTAACCAGTACCGATCAAGTCTAACATGTCAGCTTCATCGTTCCAATGTGCTTGGTCGGCTTTCCAATCTTGATAAGCTTGATTTGCTTTGTAAGCTCCAACACCTCTACCAAGCATCTGCATCAGATTCATGTATGAGTTCCTGCGATCAGCGTCTCTTTTGTCATTACGATCTTGATAGTAACGCATCATAGTCAAAATCTGATCACGTGGTGTATCGTTAAATTTAAGTGTGTAATCCATGTGTTACCTCTAAATACTTGCTAATGTTAGACTTAGATCGTTGTTCATCTTTTGCTGGTCAAGATCGATCATGCTTTGAAGTTTCGATTTGTTCCAGTTCTGGAAGTCTTCAGCTAATCCGCCGTAAAGACTTAACTGAGTATCTTTAGCATTCTTCAACTGATTCAATCTGTTCTGACCTTGCTGAATCTTTGCGTTCCAAAGATTGTATGCAAACTGTCTATCCTGATTCATTGCAGCAAGAGCATCTTTGTACAAATTCTCATTCTTATCTGCAACAGCAGTAGCAATCTGATTAGCAGCACCAGTTCCTCTACCGATACCAGCACCAGCAGCTCTAGCTTGAACAGCATCACCAGTCTTTTCGATCAAAGCTTCTCGATTTGGAGCATAGTAGTCATCGACATTGTAGTTGTTGTCAAAGTCTTCTGCATCATACACGAATTCGTATGGGTCATAATTTCCAACAAGTTTTGTGTACTTGCTAACATCTTCTTGTGAACCCATAGACGGATTGTCTTTGTACCACTGATCAACAGCTGCTTTAAGCTCTGCAGTAGAAGCATTGAGTTGCTTTGACGCTTGCTCTAGAATTCTGCGTCTTTCTTTTTCGTCTTGTGCTTGTTCGTAAGCGCCAAAAAGACCTGCTGCTAAGCCGATAGCACCACCAGCTAAAGCTCCCCAAGGTCCGAAAGCAGCACCAGCTGCTGCACCAGTTCCAGCTCCTTGAATTGCACTAGATCCGTAATTTGCCATATAAAACCTCTTTCAATATTTATGTTACGTGTTAAGAATGTGGAATATCACAGTAGCAATACCTTGCACTGCTAACTTGTTGTTATCTGCTGGCTGAATGTGTCTACCGTCTTCATCTTCGAAAGCAAATGCTTTGTGATTCGGAATGTCGATAACACAATCAGCAGTAGTGTTAATGATGCAAACGTTTTTGATGATAGACAGTTGGTAATTCGCCTTATAGTCTTTAGCGTACTTGCCAACTAGTGCTAAGCAGACTTCGTTGTCATCACTGAACTGAGATATGTCGTTAAGTTTTATCGTGTTTAGTGCCATATCTGCTCCTAGAATCTGTCAATCAAGTCGTATGAGATCTTAGCACCAAGTATTGCAAAGTTTACTGGATCACTACAGCTGAACTCTAAGCAACAGATGTTGTGCAATCCGAGTCTCCACCATTCAAGCACCCAGTCGTATCGACCTTGGTTACCAAGCATTCCAATTTCCTGATTGCTGAAGTTACCACCACTTTCAGCATAACGCATCATGATTTTCGGATTCAAGTTTGCATTATCGAAGTCACCCAAGTTCGCAATCAATCTGACACTGTTAACTACGTAATCTTGATAGTTGTTCATCATCATTCCGCTACGTCTAATTCTGACCATCGGACGTCCATCGTATTCTTCGTACTTGTTTGGGTCTAAGTATACGAGCTTACCGTCTTCAGTACCAAACATGATCTTGCTGTCATGTAGTGTAGCGAATAGAAGTCTCCAGTAGTGTTGTACGTTAGTCTTTTCAGCTTTACTTGAACGTCTGTGCCACTTCTGCTCTAGAATATCGTACACATAAGTGTAGTCATCTTCGTAGAACGTAATAGCGTAGAACATGTGACCAGATTCTGTCCAACACTGGCCAACAGCATCACTAGGATTCTTCATTTTGCTAATGTGTCTTTCGATGTCTGGTGTACTGATCTTAGTCAACTGATTAGCACGCCAATAGTAAATTCCGTTTTCACCAATTGCTGATGCACCAAGATAGAAGACATAGTCACCAACAGTTGCAAGACTTCTTACAGCTTTGATTCCGATCGAGTTAGCAGCATTAGTTGGGCTAACGAATGGAGCTTCAACGTCTGAGTTGTAGTTGAAGATCTGTGTGCTCTTCGGTCCGAATGTGTAAAGCAATGTACTGTTAGATACAAGTGCTGTAGTGTTATCAGGACTCCATTCAGAATATGTTACGAACCCGTAGTCTTTGTAACCGACTTCAGTAGGATGCGAACTGTCGATCATGAAGATGTCGTAGTCAATCGAACCAGGTCTGCTCATTTCTTCACGTTCAAATGGATACTGATATGTCGTATAGAAAGCATCAGTACCACTGTCATTGACAACCAAGTAGCCGTACAAATATGCACAATGTGTCGGAATGATTCTCTGACTTGGATGTTCAGGGTCTTCTTGTCTTACACGATAAGGTAATGCAATAGATCTGCATCCGTCTAAGCTCGGGTCTCTCATGTCTTCAGGACTGAGTTCTGTGTTACATGCAATTACGTTAGCACCGTCAACAACGATCAAGTGTGGATGTGCGCTACCTTCACCACCAGTTTCACACATGCTAACAGGCTCATCAGTGTTAGTCAATGAACTGTAGATTTCTGTTGCAATGTACTGACCGTTGTCGAGTGTGATGCAGTAAAGTCTTGGACCAAAGACAGCAAATAGCACAGGGAATCCGTCAGCACCTCTTGATGCTTCAAAGATTCCTCTACACTTTCTGTCTGTTATGTCACATAGCAATGTCGATCCGTTGATGCTACGAACAAGTGATGTAGCAGATGCACCATCACCTTGTGTCTCAACGAACATGTTTACACTTTCTTCTAGACTTGCTATTCTGATATCAGATACGTTTTGTCCACCGACTATGTTCTGTATTAGATTTACTCTTGGCATTTTATACTCCTAAGAATCTGCCTGCGATAAAGTCACCGTAAGTCCACATTGCTCTTTGATAGTCTCTTCCGATGAATTTGTTGACTGAAGAACTACGTCTAACGTTGTGTTCAAGTTCTTCTAGTCTTTGTTTCAAGATCTGAATTGTGTTATCACTAAGTCTTGGGTATGCAACACTGAAATCATACACAAGAGCAGCATTGAACAAAGCTACGAACTGCTTTGGAATGTTGAGCACAGTGTCCATGTCGAATTCGAATGCTTCGTTGTAGATTAGCTTAAGCTTGAAGTGTGTAATATCGAATGTCTTCTTCAACATGATCTTTACACATTTGTCTGTCAACGGTAACACTGTGTAGATCTGATTCGTCAAGCCGTACTGATAGAAGTCTTCGTATGCAATGAAATTTAACTCAACCCAGTCAGTCTTAGTGTCACCTTTTGGTTGCACATAAGCTTGAGTAACTTCTTGCAAATTCTTTACTTCGTAATCAGGTACTTGTTCGAACACTTCATGAAGTTCACTAGCTTGACCTAGATTTACCCAATGACCGTGTTGTGGTTCAAAGCAATTTTGTGTGTCTTTAGCACAAACGATCATACCGACGTAGTCAGTCGGTGTTAAGTCGTTGATAGTTTCTTCGAAGCTTACAAACTCAACTCTGTTCTCGTAATCTTCAGTCATTTCGTATTCACCTACGATGAACTCACGTTTGACCAAGTCAATGTCAATTTCTTTACGAGTAAACTGAAGCAAGTTAGTGTTCGAGTACTGAGCTGCTCTTTTCTTGATCAGTTGCAAACCTGACACCATCAGATTAGCAGGTGCAGGCTGACTTCTGCTGCATAGACCAGTTTCGTCTAAGCTGTTTACGATTAAATCTCTAATTGAAATGCGTGACATGAAAACCTCTACTTATCTCTTAAGTTTCATATGTAAGTTGTACCACTGACCGAGAGAAGGACTACGTAGCCATCTGACCATTTGCATTTCTGTCATAGGATACCAGTAAACTTTGTTACCCATAGTGACATACGCTTTTCTTTCACGTGGTTTGTATTTAATATTTGTTATGAATGTAGAAGCAGGATAATCAGGAACGTTTGAATAAGGCTCATCAGCCTGTATCACACGATATTCCTGATCTGTCCCCGGTTCTTCTTTATCGAGTCCACGAAGTTTACGCCATAAGGCTGTAAAATGATCCATCATATTACTGCACTCCCGAAATCTTGCTCATGATTTCTAGTTTCTTCTTTTCAAGATCTGCAAGTTCTTGTTGTAACTTGATAGTTTCGATGTTCTTGTCAGATTCGATCTTTACAGCATCTGCAGTTAAGTCAGCATCAGCTTTTTCAGCATCAATCTGAACTTTAGCTTCTTCGATGTCAAGCTTACGATTCTGAAGATCCATATTGTCGAAGTGTTTCTGAACGTCTATGATGTGCTGTTCCTTAGCGTTCAAAAGCTGCAAGTTAGCCATGTCAAGTTCTTTCTTGAGTTCAGCATTAGCAGCAATCTGTTGTTCAAGTTCGTTCTGTGTTTCTTCAAGCACAGCATTCATCTTGTTCAAGACAGATACAGCTTGTGGATCTTCACCCTGATTACTGTCACTCAAGAACATGACATCCTGACTGTTAGCAACGATATCAGCAACAAGTGGTTCCTTGAGATCGTTGTCAAATGTTTCTGCAACATGCTTTGCAATAATAGTCTTTGTCTTTTCGTCTACAATGCTACTTAGTGCAAGAAGTTCTTGACGTCTCTTCATCATTCTTGTGATGATCTGAGGTCCGTTGATCAGCTTGAACGTTGGCAACTTGTCAATGTTCTCAACATAGCACAAGCATTCAAGAATAGTCTTTGTCAAGCTGTACAATGTGTCAGATGCGTTTTCGTACAAACTGTTTACATTGCTTTCTGAGTTGTTCTGCTGTACAAGAATTTCAGTAGCAGTCTGACTGTTCATTGCTGGATTGATGCCGCCGACTGGTACACCGATGACCTGTGCCATCAAGTTGTTAGCACTGTCGATCGTGTTCATCAAGTCTTGAGTCTGATAAGATTCGATGATCGGAATTGGCTTTTCACCGCCATCAGGGTTGTACAATGCTACAAGTGATTCCTTCGTCTGTAACTTTTTGTAGTATTCATGAAGCCCGTCGATCATTTTAGGAGTCATCATGTAGTTAGCTTTCGGGCTACGATTAGCACGTTCAAGCAATGTCGAATATGCAATGTTGAGTCCGTACTGAAGATCAGCAGTCATGTCGACTATACCATTGTAGTCGATCTTGTTGTTACGAATGATTTCGTTAAAGCAAATTCTGAAAATAGGAATACGACTGATAGGCAATTCAACAGCATCTTGAACTATCTTGTTACCGCATGCTTTGTAGAAATTGACTTTACCAGCATCGTTCATTTCCCAGTAAGAGACAATCGGAATACTGTCATCAGGAATCTCCCACTGAGATCCGATGTCTTCAAGTGCATACGATTCGTCGTAATCGAATACGTCATCACCGTATAATCTCTTAGCTTTAGTCTTCGAAATGAAGTTGACAACAGCACCTTTTTCAGCATCATCAGCATTTAAGCTTTGACAGTTAGGGTCAAGTGCTACCAACGAAACATCACGTACAACTTCAGGTACGATTTCGTTGTTGTCGAATGACAAAACCAAGTAACCAACACCTTGAATACAAGCGTGCTTAAGTCCTTGATTTATTACATATTTGAAATTGTTCTTGTTCTCGATCTCATCTATCTTGTTCTGAATCGATTCGTAAATACCATCTTTGTCGTCAAGTTCAGCGTGATAAGGAGATTTGCTGAAAGGACTGACAATTGCGTTTGTAAACTTTTGGTATTGTGTAAATGATCTGCAGATTCTGTCTTTACGATCTAGAGCATTGATAACATCTGCTGTCCAGAAGTTACCAGAATAGATCTGCATGTCTCTGCGCTTACGTTCAACTAATTCAGAATAGAATGAGCTTGACTTATTAAGAAAGTCTTTGATAGATTGTATTGTGTCCATATAGTGAGCTCGCTATTTTAAAATATAAGATATCTACAAATATTTATTACGCGAGCTCAAAACACGAAAAAAGCCCGAGCGGCATATCCGCAACGGGCCTAGAGAGGTAAAGATGATTCCGTTCAGGTACTTACTAGGAATCGACTATTATCATACGAAGTTATAACAACAATTAGGCTTCAATGGCTGCTGTCAAAGCTGCAGCTGCATTATCAGCAGCAACTGCATCAGCTGCATTTGAAGTCTGTGGCTTTTCGAAATACCACTTGGTATTCCAATTGTCGCCGTTCTTAACACGATCGACATAGACTTTAACAGGATTAACTGCTAGCTTCTTGTCAACCTTGTTAGCAAATTCAAGTACAAATTCTTCATCAGTGTTAACGTCTTCATCAGCAGCAACCTTATCGAAGATGCGCTTAGCAGTATCAACATCTGTAGACTTGACAAGCAACTTAGTCAAACGCTGTACAGTGATTTCACCAGCCTTATCCTTTATGCCCATGAAAGCACCGAACATACCATTGTCGGCTGTTTCAAACGTTAACTTAATGCTAATCTTGCCTGACTGACCCTTATACTTTTCTGCATTAACAACATTGCAGTAATCGTGTACTTCCTTAACAGAGTTAGTATTTGTGATTTCAGAATTAGCTTTTTCCCAATTAAATGAAATTGACATATTTTAATTATCCTTTGTGCTATTTGAATTAACAGTTTCTGTAACAGCACCATTCACAGAACTGAAGTCTTGTGTGTTATAACGACTATGCTTAAAGTCATCATAAACACCTTTGCTAATCATATAAAGAGCCATCATCGAATTCTTCTGTTCAGCTTCTTTAAGTTTCGTTTCCATCATTACCATGTATCTGTAACCAAGATAGACAGCAATGAGAATGAGAATAAGAATGAAGATAAGAACGAAAGTAATTTCAGACATTGTTTACTCCTTATTGATTATGATTATAATATAATAAAATAATCTAAGTGTGTAAACAGTAAATTTTAACTTATTCTGCTGATGAAATCATCGTTGCCCGCATCAGCAATCATCTTTGCTACCACTTCATGATTTGCTTCAACTTCTTTCATAGATGTAGTTTCAGTGAAATCAATTTCTTTGTTCATCGGTTTCTTTGTGAACTTATCTTCTGGTTCTACTTCAAGCATATCATCAAACGATACTGAATTCTCATCGAATGTTACGCCATAATGCTTAACTGCATCAATGAAATTCTTACGTGTCTTGCTATGACAATGTTCTTGTTCACACCATGACTTGTAACTCTTGAATGCGTCATTTGCATTTTGCTTTGATAATGCTTCTTTCATTTCAGGTGTAAGTTCTTCTAACCATGCAAACACTGTAGTATTTGTTGGATAATATGTTGCCTGAATTTGTGTAATCTTCTGACCTACTGGTGTATTCGGATTGAAATATCCTTCGTCATTATTTTCATCGATACCTTGCCATGCGTTGTTGATGAACGTCATGACCTTGTTCAACTTAGTGTAATCTTCAATCTTCGTTACTTGACATACAAATTCGAAATAACGTCTCATAGTCGATGGATCGTAGAATGTGTCGTAAAGATGATCGTTGCTCGATGATATGACACTGAATGTTCTAAGTGCATTCATCTGTGTTTGACCACCCATGATACGTGTTTGAATAATTTCTGCAGTCAACAACGACTTGATGATTGCCATGTCAGCATTACTTACTGTGTCAGTGTATGTTGCTTTACCTGTGTGAATTGCAAGTTCATCGAAATTCAAGATGTAATTATCAGTCAACTTCTTAATTTCACGACTACTATCTAGCAATACGTCAACTTGTGTTTGTGAATACACATCAGCAAATGGCTTACAGAATAACTTGATCCATTCAGTCTTGCCTAAACCAGATGCTCCTCTGAAGTTCAACCAGATGTGATAACGAACTTTACGATTGAACAAGTAACGTTTAACTTGCCACATCCACTGCTTCATCAATGTAAAGAAAATGTCTTTATCTTCTTTAATCTTCCACCAGTCATAACAGAAATCAAGAATCTTGTCTGTCATTACACGAGCAGCTGGATCGTACATTACTTTTTCTGCAATAGCATCAATGCCATTCATCATCTTATTTGCTCTTGCATTTACAAATGCTCGTTTAATTGCATCAGCTGATAATTTGTAACGAGTTGTATTTTCGTTATAGCCAATTGCAAATGAGCAAAGTTCTTCTAACGTCAATTGTCTTGCACCGTATGAACCATTTTGCTGAATCAAAGACCAGTTGCTATTGAAAGTAAATTCACCTTTATGTGCACTAAGAAATTCGTTTACAAATTCATCAGGTGTTATCTGATCGTCTGCATTTGATGGTTTCTTACTTGCAACTAATTGTTCAATGTAAGCTACACCGTCTGACAATGAGACAACTGCGTCTGCATCGAATGACTTGATGCCAGTATTGTAGATGTTGACTAACTTATCAGGTGTACTATAGTTTCCGCTTTGTACCGATTACGTCACAAAAGATTTTGCCATTTGAATTGATGTTGCAGTGTGTATCAAACCACTTTTTAAATTGTTCTGTCATGTTTTAACTCCTTAACGATTATAGTAAAAATATAATAAAATTTGCCAGAGTGTATTTATATTATTCTTTTAGTTATACCCCTACCAACGGGGGGTATAAGAAAGATTTTTAGCCACTTTTTTAGCAACATTTTTATTTTATTCTTGTATTATATATACGTTGACAGTGTCATACTTTGTCATTTATCATGTGTTTAAAGCATTTGTTTGCAGCATAAGTTGCAAGTTTGTTTCGAATGTTAAATGGCGTTCTATCTCCTTCTTTATACAAACTTGCTACTGCACATCCAAGATTGAACATAAACGTATTCTTTGCTTTACTAGCTTGCTCTTTGTTCTTATCTTGTTCATATTGTTTACAATTTATCGTATGTTGTTCGTCAACTAACACAAATTCACCGTGAAAAATTCTTGTAGGAGAAAACTGAAATTCGAAAAACTTTGTTAAATCTTTGAGTTGACACTGCTTATTCCAATCTCCGTCATCATACCATGTCATGCCCTTACCAGTTGTAACTTTGAGCATAATAGAAATCCATTCCATAAACGGTTCGAGATAGAATGCTTCACAAAAACGTTCATCAACAGGAGCGTGTGTAACATTCGCTGTGTCATAATACTGAAGCGCATATTTTCTGAATGTCATGCCTTCGAACACATTTTCTATGTTGAAATCTACACTCTTAAACTTGAGTTTTCGTGGCATGCAACGTTCAGTATTCTGTAGTTCAACAAGTCTATCAAGCATTTCTTTATCAGTGTCTGTGAATGTCCATTCACCTAACACATACTTCAGGCACTTAATAATCATGTGCACACGCAAATACTTGAGTACTTCGTATTGTGCAAATAATTCTTCTGTTTCTTCATTTTTCTTGAAGCATGTATACAAATAATCGTAATCAGCAAGATACGTATTATTATCTAGTTCAGATTCAGACCGCAAAGCAGTTTGATAACATTCGATAATGTTAGCGATGTAATTCTTGAGATCATCCATCCAAGAATAATTCAACTTGCTAACTTCTTCAAACAAATTGTTGCACTTATTTTCTAACAGCATATTTTACCTACTATACGGAAATTCAGTATTTGCTTCAAGAATACTTTCATCGAGTGTTTCACCGAATTGATACAAACCAGCAATTTTTCCTAAATTTCTGAGTGTAGGAATTTTGCCATTTTGTACATAATATCTTATCGCATTATTTGACGTCATAAAGTCAATAACGTGTGTTAACGTATTTTCATCAAATGTCATGCCATTGTACTGTGTCATTGTAGGACCGAAGTTCTTGATAAAGTCAATAGCACCAGCAGTACTGAAAGAAATTTCCATGTGTGTACCGCGGTTAGATACAGCACCTTCAGTAGCTCTATCGAAAGTGCGAAGAGATTTATTAGTCAGAATGATGACTGCACCAGTAAAGTAGAACATGTCTGGGAAAGTCTTTCCTGCATCATGTGCAGCTGTCAAACTTTTACGCGCAGAATCAGTAACAATTGCTTGCATTCGTTCTTCGATAGAATCATTGTCTTTGCACTTGTATTTACTAACAGGAATACACATCGGATTCTGCTTTTGCCACTGAAGAATTCTTACAGGCTTCGATTCTGTACATGCCTTAAGCAGCGATGCTCCATCTTTATTATCTTGCAGAATAGAATTTACATCATCGAGAATAATGATTTCATCATTATGCTGCCACATTGTGTGATACAACTGTACTGGTGAAACAGAACTTTTGATGATAGTGTATTTCATGTTGATTTGAGAACTGAGAATTTTCTCAGCACGATAAGACTTACCGATGCCAGGATCACCTGACACAATAAGTACATTGTGCGGACGTGCTGTATTGCACATAATCTTTACCTGAGATTCATAATCAGTGATGCGTTTGACGTAATCGGCGTAAGAATTTATCTTGTTATCTTGCTTCATTGTTTGTTCCTTTATGTTATGGTTATATTATAATAAACTTATATAGCAGGTGTATACAGCTAGAGCCTTAATATATTATTCTTTTAGATATACCCCCACCATAGGGGGGTATGTTTTTAATTTTTTGCCACTTTAGACTTCAATTTCTGTGTTTATTATCTTGCTAGGAATATAAGTGCTAATATTCATTGGTGCATTTGGATCACTTAAATGTTTCTTACCAAGTTTCTTGCCATTTGCAGATAATTCATACTTTTGACCAAGTTGTCTAGTACGACTAGATTCACTAATACTTGCTCTACCTTCAGGTGTCAACATATTTGGCTTACCAAGTTTAATCTGTCTCATGTGTTCTCTAAATTCTTGAGAACGCGGTGGACGAACTAAACCTCTACGTCTTACAAAGCTAATATTGTAATCACGTTCAAACCATTCAGCTACTTTTCGAGAATATGTTTGACTCAAATCCATACGACGCATTAGCAAATGTACAAAGTCTACAAATCGATAACGTTCGACTTCAGTAGCTTCAGTATCATAAAGTTCTTTAGCACGTTCTATGTCGAGTTCATGTCGATTTTCTATTCTTGATTCATGTTTTTTTCTTGTTGATTGTGACCAACCTTGCATTCTATAAGCTCGCTTTTATCCAGTTACACGCTGGAGTTAATATTTTTCGACGATAATATAATTTATTAGGCACACAGGAAAATTGCTTATTCCTCATCTTCTTCAACATCATTCTCGTGCTCTTTCATGTAATTTCTGCATTCTTTTTCAGTACCACGAAATACGACATAACCATACTTTGTAACGAGAAAGTCATAACCTGTAGTGAATAATTTCATTGTAAACTCCTTAAGCTATGTTTATATTATAATAAATTGTAGCTTTCAATGTATATATTTTTGATTATACTAGTATAAATATTAATAAGGAGTTTAATATGGCAGAATTTAGACAGCATCCTTTATACACAAATTATTACGTTTCTAGTGACGGTCGTTACTTCTTCATCAATTCACGTGGCATAAAGTCAGACATTAAGCAAGGTACTATCACACGAAATAGATATGGCAAGCCATTAAATTATGAAGTGTGCATTACACTTGAAAAAGGCAAATACACGACTGTAAATGTCGGTAGACTTGTTCTTGAAACTTACGTTGGCTTTGCACCTGATGATAAGCCTGAAATTGACCATGTCGATCGCAATCCTCTCAATAACGACTTGAGTAATCTTCGTTGGTCTAACAGACATGACAATATGTTGAATCGAAAGATGCCAGCTTGGTCAACTGATAGACAAGCTCGTAGACTTGAAACAGCAAAGAAAATGGGCTACAACAGCTGGGGTGATTTGATTAAAGATAAAAGACATAAAGCACTAATGAAGAGAGAACAGGAGACTAAGTAATGACAGACACAGAAATTGACATCAAAGAAATTAAAGCAACTTTAAAGGCTATGCAGTGTGATATCGACTATTTGAAGAATATGCAGCCTATACCTCAACCATTTCCATCAGTAACAGCTGCAAGTCCTGATTGTTACAACTATCCTTTGTCATTATCTGCAGCAAGATCATTGTGGCCTATGCTTGAACATGAGTTCGATGAATACTGCATGAAGAACAATTTGACACAATGGACTAAAGCAGATTCGTTAGACTTCTACAACAAATACATTGGTTTACGGAGCAGATTTTGGGTAGACATTTTCAGTACGACATGACTCCTGAACACATCGAAGAATTGTATGAAACTGAGATGGATGATGAAGCAAAGAATATATGGCTAGCTTGTAGAGATTGGCTAGTCAATCATTTCGGCTGTAGTAAGCAACTTGCCGACATCAGACTTCGTGAATGGAATCAAGAGTACGGACACAACCCAATGAAAACTGTTGGCTTAACACAACTCAATCATTCGAAAAAAGCACCAGTTATCGAACAGAATTACAATCGTACACCTAAGAATGTCAATTGGTGCAAAGGAATTGAAATATGAAACATATACATGCAGTATTAGCACACAAAGATTTCGAATTTCCAAAGCAGTACTACTTCAATTACGAACCAGTGTATGCTTTTAGTCAGAAAGACATCAAGACAAATTTGACTTTGAAGATTTACAATTCAGAATATGATGATAGACTATTCGGTGAACTTGGTATTTGGAAGTATCTTTTCGAACATGAACAATACGACTGGTACACGCTTCATCACTATCGTAGATACTTTGAAGAGTATTACGAACATGTTAGCTTGCCGATTCCTATTCAGTTTAACTGTTCATTGTTGCAGCAATTAGCTGTAATGCATTCACCAAAGATTTGTGAATGGTTGCAACAAGTTCTTGATCCAGCAGACTTCAAATTCCTAGCAACGACAAATAGACTTTATCCATACAACATCATGTCAATTCCTCGTGAAGTACTTTCTGCTTGGTTGAACTATGTCGAACCTATCATCAAGAAACTCATCGAAATTGTTGGTATTACTGATTGCGAAAAGATGACAGAATTTGTCACAAACGATAAGTCATTCACTGATAACAAATTAAATGGACAAGAAATCACAGGCAAAGATTGTAGACCTGAATATCAATGCAGAATTTACGCATTCATTCTTGAACGCTTGACTACTTTGTTCTTTGCTAAAGTTCAAGGAATTCAGCCATGGCACTGTGAAGTTCATCTTCTTGAACCTGGGCAAAATATTTAGTTTACACTTGACGAAATTTTAATTATAATATCTACAAGAAACTTGCTACTCCTGACAGAAAGTTACTGTATTTCATAGTTCACTTCTTATTCCTCCAAATTCTTTCTGTCAGGAGGATGCATGATCTTGCTTGTCATTGTTGTACTCTCCTTATAAGTAAAGCTCCTAGAGTAAAATCTAGGAGCTTTTTTCAGAATGTACTATACTTTGATTTGAGGTATAGTATTTATGACTATCTGAACAGCGAATTTATCAATTGCTGTTGCATTGCTGGTGTTACTTTGTACTCAACAACGTCAGAAGAACCATAGAATGATAAAGCTAAAGCATCACAAGCATCAGGTGAATGACCAATGATAGCTTTAATTTCTTCTTTAGGCACGAGTGCTTTCTTACCTTGACCGTTGATGATATAACTAGTTGACTTTAATGCATCAAAAATTTCTTTGTACTTAGTTGTGTCAACATAGAATCCATCTTTAATTGCTTTAGCTAACGTGTCATAGATGTATGTTCTTGCATTATTGCAGTTCTGATCTGGTGATTTACTAGCAAAGTTGACTTCAGTAAGATCGTACTGATCTTTCAATGTATCGTAGAATCCGATGTCATAACCACCAGTCGAATCAAGATATGTTGCAACAAAGTGATATTTGTTGTCAAGTCTTCGATACACTGAACAAATTTCATTTGTATCAGCTTTGTTCAAATTCACAATTTCGACAATTTCGTACTCATTTCTGACAACGATAGATGTATTGTCTATACCTGCACGTGCAAAGTCAATTCCAGCATAGAACTTTCTGCTTTCACCTTGTCTGTCTACAACAAAGTCAGTGATGTTTACTATGCAGTTTTCAATTACGTCATCAAGAATTTCACCATAGATTTCTTGTCTACGCAATGTTTCGTCAGTAATTGCTTGCAACTGCATGTCATAAGATTCTTGTGATAGCTTGTTACGCTCAACAAGATCTTTCATTGTGCCGTAAAACACTTTGATTTTGCCATTCTGCATACCTTCTTTAATCCACGTATTCCAGAACGATCCACCGACGCGGTGTACTGCAGAATCTAATCTTTGGTGTAAAGTTACCACGACAGCAAGGACCAGCTACTGCTAGCAAGTCTTGCTTAGCTAACGCGATCTCATCACAAATTAAGTATTCAATTTCAGTTAGACCACGAACTGTTTCGTAGTTTTCGTATGAATAGAAGAATGCAGCACCACCGTTACATTCTAGTTTACAGTGTCCATCGAAATGATATGGAAGTCTAAGTTCTTCAAGGCGTTTCTTTACTTCAGGTATAATCGTGTTTGCAAGCTGATTGCTAGTAATGCCAAACACAATTTGACGCTTTCTATTCATCAAATTTACAGCAACTAAGCAACTAAGAGCAATAGTCTTACCACATCCACGTCCACCGTAGATGCCTGCAATCGGATCTTGTGATCTTACGAATTGAAATTGATGATGCACTAAATCACAAGATCCGTCAAGCTGAAATACTCTATTAGGATCTTTTTCACTCATATTTCGTTAAATGTTACAGTGATACCTTGTGCAGCATTCTTATCAGTTTCGACAGTTACAGACTTTTCAGATTTCTGATCACCCCAGTCTTTACGATTTCTACGCTTTAGCAATTCCATGAATTGAGCACGGTGTTGACCACTTAATGCGTAGCACTGAATCATGTAGTTTTCTAGCAGATTACGATTGTCAAGCATCCAATTGCAGTAATCACGTACTAATTCGTTTACAAGTTCACTTGTCCAGTTATTGTCTACATAGTTGTAGTCAAGACATTTACCAGCTTCTGGTGGAACTAGCGGATTGATGTAGTACAAGATAGAGCATAATGCTTTACGAAGCTTGTTATCAGCTAAGTTTTGCTGCACTTTATCAAAGTCTATCTGCAATAATGCAACCCAGTACTTACCTTGCGGTTCTGTACGTTCCATGTCAAGAGCATCTTGCAAACCAGTACTTGTATCTGCGAATGACGGTTCAGATGTGTAAGTGTTATTGAATAGCCAAGTAATGTAATTGATAACTTTTGAACACACAAGTTCAGGCTGTTCAGCACGAACTTTAGCTGAGGCTATTTGACCTAGCTTTATGCAATGTTCAGAGATCTTTGGTATTCGACCTTCAGCGTATGCTTTGATTACAGCATCTGACATCTTCTTACGAGATTTGTCAGAATGTGTTTTGCCATACATTGGGTTCTTTTCACCACTGTTATCTTTGTGCTTACCGAACATTGGATTGTTAATGCCAACGTTGTAGTGCGACATAATTAACCTTGTTCGTCTATCTTCTTACTGACTTTTTCAAAGATTTCGAGCAAAGAATCTAGCTTGATAGCAAGACATACAATGCCTTCGTAAATCTGTTCATTAGTGATGTTTTCAAATTTGACTTCGTTTTCTTTCTTTTCCATGTATGACTCCAGTCTGAGATACGCTCAGTTCGGTAAAAAATGAGAGTTTCTTCGGTCACGCTATGTGCTCACAAAATAGCGAGGAGTTACGCCGATTATTCTTCTTCTTTGTAATCGAATTCTTCAGAGTCATTGCCTTCAATTTCAGACAATGCAGCTTGAATAGCATTGACATCTTCTTCAGCGATGTTGTACTTCTGAATGAGTTCGTTTAAAATTTCAAGTAACTTTTGCATGTTAGTAACCTCTTGTTAGTATTTATAGATTAGTCTTTCCACGCTGATGGAATTCTGTCACTGTCACCACAGTTATGGAATGCTTGAGAGTAATCTCTTGGTGGATTAGCTTGTGTAGAAGCTTGATAATATAAGTCATACGCGCCTGTTTGTACGTTAATACAATCATAAAACGCCAAGCTCATGCCTGTAACATTTGATGTGTCAAACAACGGTATAGCAGTTAATGCAGGATTACTCTGTTGTTGACCAAACATATTAAACATAGAGTTCATGTCAATAACATTATGTGTGTCAAACAATGGTACTGAAGATATAGAATAACTTTCATAAAACATTCCTGCCATAGATGTAACGTTTGACGTGTTAAGCAATGGCACACTTGTTAGAGAGTGACATCGTCCGAACATACCACCCATGTCTATTGCGTTAGATGTGTCTAACACAGGTATCGTAGGTAAACTAATACAACTCCAAAACATTCCATCAATGAGCGACACATTTGATGTATTGTATAGTGGTACTTCTGTGATGTTTGTCGAAGCAAACATAAAACGTGTACTAGACACATGTGAAGTATCAAACAGTACTACTGAAGACAGACTAGTACAATTCTCAAACATCTGCGTCATATCTGTGATATGTTTTGTGTTCGCACCTAGTACTTCAGCCACATTGTTACTATCGTGAAGTAGATTAGTGAAATCAGTACCACTTTTATACACATCATATACATCAGTAGTTCCAGGCACTTGTGTAGCTGTTTCGTATGTTGTGTCTGACACTTTACGCGGAGCAAGTCCATCGCGTGTTCTAACACGAATTATATTCAGTGGTAAATCTAATGGATTATACGGATCTGTATATGCACAAATAAGATTGTTTATTGTGCACGCATTACCGCCTAATGTGTATGCTTTACTCATGTATCAAATTCTCCTTCATGAACAACATACGTAGTGTTAGCTGCTTGTGTAACAGTCTTTCTTGCTAATACTCTTATACCATCTTCATAGTATGCATCAACTTCAATTTCGACAGTACCAGTTGGAGCATAGTACTGTTGTGTTCTCCATTGAAAGTTGATGAATGTCTGTGAATCGATGTCAATTGCAATAGCATGACAGTAGATGCCAGTACCTTGTGCAGTATCACAGATACCAGTCTTTTCAGATTCAGACATGCTAGTGTACGAATAACCGTTTTCGTTCTTGTCAGCAGACAATAACATCGACGTAGTCAAGCTGCCTGGGTTACCATTCCAGCCAAGACCTTGGAAAGTAAGATTGTCATTCTTGTCAGGTGACCATTTAATGTACACTCTGTAAAACTCAAGTGCACCCTGTAAAGGCCAGACTTGCACTGAGTTTACAAAGATGTCTGGATCTATAGTGCCGTTAACATGTATACTTTTTGCATTAGAAAGAATCATTACGAATTTCCTGTTACGATGTACACTTTGTTATCACTTGTACCTGATGCTGGAATATCACCTGATGTAGCAACTAGTACGATTCTGTCAACTGCTGCAACATCGTTAGGAGTTGCATAAAGTTTTTCATCAGCAGTAATACAGCCTGTCGTTGCACCATCATTGTATGAAGATATAACCATGTACTGATGCTTACCAGCAGCTTCAAATCTACCGAAAGTATAACCAGTAGTGCTGTTAGCTACTCCACTAATTTCATAGTTGTAAATCTTGTAGTTAGTGCCCGGAAGTTTGATTTCATACGGAATGACTATGCCACCGTTATTGATGCAGTTCTTGATGTCTGCAAATGTAACAGTTCCAGCAGTTAATGCACCATAATTGACATACATGATGTGTGCACTAATAGCAGAATTAGT